GAGCTTCAGGTCGGACATGGCGCTGTTGAAGTCCTCGATTGCCATCATCGGGCTCTTGGCGTTGTCCTTGTTCGTCTGGTCAATGCCGTGGGCCTTGTCGTAGGACTTCAGCGACTCGTCGATAACCGGCATTTGCTGCATGAGCTTGTTGTAGATTTTCGCGCCTGTGGTGTTGAACAGAATCGTGTTGGTCCGCTCACGGTCTAGCTGACCGTCAAGGCCGTGCGCCGTGTAGATGGCCATCATCTTCTTGGTGAATTCGACCGGATCAGATTGCATCAGCCGAAGCAGCCCGTCGTTCATGCGCACCTGGCCATGATCCATTTGACCGATACCAAGCCCGCTAAGCGTGGTTTGCATCTTCTTCGGCGGCAAAGACATGGCGCCGCTCATGCGGGTAAAGGCGGTTCGCAGCCCAGTGGCGACCGTGCTGCCCTGGAATTCGCCGATGATCGGTTCCAAGCCACCGAAGATCGAACGCATGGAGATGGAGTTGGTAGCACTGCTCCCGTAGGCAACGAACTGCTTCAACTGGCGCTCGTCGACCATCTTGCCGCTCGACTGCACAGCCTTGAAAACGCCGTCGGCAATTTCGGCAGCTCGCTTCGGGTCCCCCAGGCCGCCCATGATTTCGACGGTTTTATTGAGACTTCGCATTGCCCCCTCTGCTGCAGCATGCTTTCCACCGCTGAGGGTTTTCATGGCCAGCTCGTAGCTCGCCAACACCGGCATCATGGTCTTGGCCGCCTCAAGCGCTTTGTCTCCATTCATTCCGCTCTCGCGGAAGGCGCCCTGTGCCTCGACAAAAAGCTTCGTCCGCTGCTGAATGGACGTGCCGATGATGGTGGTTGCCTGCGAGAACTTCAGCGCATCCCGGATTTGATCCTCGCCAAGACCCATTTGGCGCATCTTCGCTGTTTCGCGCTCGTACTGTAGGGCCTGCTCCATCAGCCCCTTCAGGGAAAACAGCATCCCGCTGCCGGCGGCCGTCATGCCGGCGCCGATGATGCCCAGGCGCTTGATTGATGCGAGCCGCGATTCCATAGTCAGCAGACCGGAATTGATTGCGCCGATTTGCTGGTGGGTGCCCAGCAGGTCACTTTTGATCGTAGCCAGTGCGCCGCTGATACCATTGGTCAGCTGCAGCCTCACTGCCACGCGATAAGCTTCAAACATAAAGCCTCCAGTCGTTAATTTGTCTTGTCCACGTCGAACCCGTATCCCAGGTCCTCGTGGATCACATGACCACCGGTAAGCCCCTCCACCATGGCGGCGCCTAGAATTTTCTCGATGGCTGGTTTGTTGTTGAATGCCGCCGGGCCGATGAACGGCCGTGGCGGAATGGACTTGGTACCGAACTCCTGGTACTCGGCAATCTCCGACTTGGAGCCGATCACCGCTTCCAGGCCGGAAACCTCATGCTCGATCGAATCGCGCAGGTCGCCAGTCCGGAGCAAAGGGGCGTCGACGGGGTATCCCAGTCGGGCCTTCTCTGCCTCCGTAGAATCCTCGAGAGGTGTCCATGCCGGGAAAGGTCCGACAGCATCCTGCTCATGCCCGATGCGCCCTTTGGCATCAGCCTCGATGTGACGAGAGACACGCTCAAGGCCCCTATGGATAGCCCGGTGCATGTCGACCTCTACCGTCGCCAGGTGCGTAACAAATCCCAAAATGCTGTCGAACTCTTTCATCACTTCGGCTCCTCGAACTCCATTCGGTCCCAGTTGAACTTGTTGCCCGCCATCTCGGAGAAATTGATGGACCAAGCGGTACGGGTCAGGTCGTCGAGCTGGAAGGCCACATCAAAGGGAATGCCGTTCTTTACGAGCCACAGACACTCCCTTACTGGTGTGGCCTGACCTAGTTTTTTAGGGCGGCCTTGTCTGCTTCCGGATCGGAAGCGCCAAAGTGCGCATTGACGCCGGCCATCACTGCCGCAATACCGTCCTCGTCCAAGCGCTGGATCAGGGCTTCCACTTCGCGCTTGCTGGAGGGCTGGAAAACTGGTTCGCCGTCGATTTCCGCGACGAAGATCAGCGGCAGGACCATGCCCATGTAGACCTGGTTCTTTGCCGTCTCGCCAAGAATCTCAATCAGGCGGTATTGCGCCAAGACGCCAGGCTTCTTGAGCTTGATGGAGCGGCCGCGGTCGTCGGTGATGACTGCTTCGGCGATGGCTTTGGCGATGAGCTGAGCGCTCGGGGCGCTCTCATTGATAGTGACTTGCATGTTGAATACCTCCGAAGGTGAATTTAGGTGGCGTCGTGACCGGGAACCGAGCCCCAGCCAAGGTTTGCGTAGTAGTTGATCCAGGCGGCGGGGATGTAAGCGCGGCCGGCGGTGATCGTGATCGAAGTGCCATCAGGCGCCGTGATCGATCCATTGCTCGGCCAATTGCCGAAGGTCGGGATGGTCATCCAGCGGTACGGCCCAACATTCGATTGATTCGGCGGAGGCTGGAAGCCGGCCAACACAGCGGCTCTGAATTGCTGATCGGTGGCGATCGCGATACCACCGGCCAATACGGTCAGCGTCGTTCCGTCGCTAAGCTTTACGGTGCCTGCCGGGGTGCCGATGGGAGCGGTCATGGTGATGGACATTTAGGCACCCTCCGCAATCATTTGGGCCAAGGCCGGAGCCGTAGAGAGCGGGTCGTAGCTCTTAGATGCCATAACAAAGCGCTGCGCTGCAGCCTTCAATTCCGGGGTCAAAAATCCCTGGAAGGCTGCTTTCGCCTCTTCCAACTCGCCGAGATTCGCGGCGATCATTGCGGCGCGACCGACTATGTTCAATGCGGCCAGCTCAGGGTAACTTCCGGTACAGACGCGCTCAAGATCAAGGTCAATTTCCTTGATCTTGGCCTTGGCGTTATTCACTTCCAGGGTGAGTTGCGCGGCTCGACTGGAGGCCTGAAAGGCGCCTTCCCGATCCTGTACTCCACCTCGCTCATTGGCTTCCCGCTTGGCTTTGATGATGCCGGTTTCCTTTTCCGCGACTTCATTGAATAGCTGTTGGCGCTGCTCGCCGAGCCCGACCTGCAGCTCTTCGCGCTTAGCTTGGTACTTCTGGTTGTGGTCCATGGTTACTACCTCCATCAGAGAGATTTCCCGGGGGCGGAGCCCTGGGAGGGGGTGACAGAGCGCTGGCCGCTGCTGATATGCAGCTCGGACGCCCTGAGAAAATCGCGCTTGGCCTTCTGGAAGCTCTCTTCGGGAAGATCGCGCACGTTGGCGAGGAGCTGCTTCAGCTGTTCGGCCGAAACGCCGTGCTCCTCGATTGCCACTTGAATGGCGGTAGCCGAGTCAAAGCCCTTCGCCACCAATCGGCGATAGGCATTCGCGGCTTCCACCTGCTGTCGGGTGATGCTCATTTGCTCTCCTTGAACACATAGGGTTTTGCGCGCTTGAGGCGCTGGATTTCCTCTTTGGCGCCGGCCAGGGTGCCGTCCTCCAGCAGATGGACGTTCCCGATATCCAGGAAAACCCACCAGTCGAGATCAAGGCATCCGGCCTCGATGAGGGCTACCTTCATTTCCGCCTCGACCAAGCGTTTCTCGATCTGGGCCAGAATCGCTTTGGCATGCTCTTCTGCTGCGTTCTTGGCCAGCCGGTAGGTCTTGCATTCCTCACGCAGTGAGCGGATGTAGGAGGCATCAACCAGGACTTGATCCTGGAAGGGGCGATTCGCCTTCATTGCCCCCTCCCGCCAGTCGTGCTGTTGGCATGCGCTTCAAAATCAAACATGGGGCGAGGCCTCCAGTCGTGGGATTGCGTGAATTGGTGGGAAACCCGGTCGAACCACAGACGGATGGCACCTTCGTAGCCGCCGTCGCGCTGCTTGTTGCAGATCAGCAGGGCGTCATGGCCGCCGTCGGCATCCGCCGGGAATTTGTCGGGGTTGTGCTCCTTGCGCTTGTTGCGCCAGACCGTGAAGACGTTGTCCGCCAGGTCGGTGATTGCGCCGGTACCCTTCACATCCAACTTGCCCGGCGGCCGGAATTCGTCCTCCCCCTTACGCGAGTGGGCGACCAGGTGAACATGAACGTCGAATTCGTTCTTGAAGTCGCAGAGCAGATCAATAAAGGCCTTCTGTGCCCGGTAATCGTCCTCGGCAATCCCGCACTTCATCAACGAATCGATGAGAAAGTGATTCACCCGGTAGCGCTTGGCAGCGTAGCGGAACGCCTCCAGGAGCTTGGCCTGTTCGACAGAGCCGACGCGGTCGTAAAGCCACATGGCGCCGGTCATCCAATTCAGCGCAGAGCGGACATATGCCGGAGTCGGTTGCTCGACTGCGCATGATTGCCGGACCAACCGCTCCAGAACCTTCCCGGGCTTCATCTCACCGGAGAAGATGCAAATTCGCTCTCCCTGACGGATCAGGTGGGCCAGAACCTGGCCCCACAACTCGCTTTTGCCGTGGCCATTGATGCCGGTGATGATGGAGAGCTCTGCAGGGCGGAGCTGCACTCGATCGCGCCAGGCCGGCCAGGGAAGGTTCGCTCCCTCGATTTCCTGGGTGGGATCGGTCATCGTTGCCACCACCTGGTCGGCGTAGCAATTGGGCGTCTTCAGCTCGTCAGGTTCGATGCGCTCCCCGTCGGCGAAGGCCTTAAGGATCACATCTCTGGCGACATCGTTCTGAAGGCACTCGTTCGCATCCTTGAAAGGGAAGCGGACCAGTCGGCAGCGTTCGATGCCAAGTCGCTGCGCGACCTCCTTGGCGCCTTTCTGCCCGGGCTCGTCGGCATCGAAGCAAATGGCGATGTCCGAGAATCGCTCGAGGCGGTCGTAGTCGGAGTCGATCCACTGGTGATTGCCAGCACCCTGATTGACCGACAAGGCCGGGATGCCGTACTGGTGCAGGGACATGGCATCCAGCTCGCCCTCGGTAATCGCCACCACGCGGCGGTTGTCGGACATTGCCTGCCATCCGAATAGGCACGGCTCAGCATCCTTGGCTTGCCAGGTCCGCTTTTTCCCGCCCTCTCGGGCAAGAGCGAGATGCTTGAGGTTGATCAGTTCGCCGTCACGCAGGAACGGGAACACGATCGCGTCATCCTCCTTGGTAGCGGCTACCCTGAAGGCGGCGATCGTATCCTCGGAAAGCTTGCGCTCCTTGGTGAGGTAGGCGAGCACCTTCCCGCCCGGTTTGGTTGCCGGGGGACGCTCGGGGCGTGTGTAGGAGCGCCGCGGGGCGGTGAATTTCGGGATGCTGACACCCAACCACTCACGAGCCTCGTTGAACGCCTCGGCAAGCGAAACTGAGCGGCTGGCGGCCCACAGATCGAGCAGATCGCCGCCCTTGTCGCTGGCAAAGTCTTTCCAGACGCCTACCTTGGGGCCGGCCACGCAGACCTTCAGGGATTTCCCTGCCTCGCCGTCAACGCTGCCGGCAACCCACTCCCGACCTTCACGCTTGCCATTTGGGAGCAGTTTTTCGACGACCGACTCCACCTCCCTCGCGAGGAGGAGGGAAATTTCATGTGCATTCATCGCCGCCCCTCAGTTCGCCAGGGGTACGCCGATGTCCGGCACGCTGTAGCTTTTCTGCGGAGGATGCCGAGGAATTTCATCCTCCCAGCGCCGGCCATTCAGCCAGGTTGCGGGGTGTGGAATGAACTTTCCATCGTCACGCTGCCACTGATCGGACTGCTTGGCCCGCTGAAGGCCGGCCATCAACGCACCAACCGCGGAAGCGTTGAGCTTGAGAGCCTTCCAGGCTTTCATTGCCTGGGGCTTCGCCACCTTCCTGGGGTAGGACTGCCAGAACTCGGCAAAGCCCTCCGGATCGGCGGCGCTCGCCGAAGGTGAGCAATGTGCATCTTCCGGAATCAGTTGGAGAGAATCAGGAATCAG